GTCGGATATACCCCGAAAATGTGCTCGCGAAAGAAATGAAGCGATACAACAAAGAATATATTGAAACAAAGAGAGCTCTTGGTGAATTTGGGCATCCCGATGGCCCTACCATTAACGGCGATCGTGTTTCCCACCTAATCACAGAGATGACCCAGAATGGTTCCGATTTCAGTGGTAAGGCAAAAATCCTATCAACTCCTATGGGTGAGATCGTAAAAACTTTCATCGACGAAGGGGTAAAGATTGGTGTTTCTACACGTGGTCTTGGATCCGTTAAGGCTTCAAAAGAAGGTGCAATGGAGGTCCAAGAAGACTTTCACCTCGCCACAGTAGATATTGTAACTGATCCATCTGCACCGAAAGCATTTGTTAATGGCGTGATGGAAAACGTTGAATACTACTACGACATCGCGTCTGGTCATTGGGTTGCTCGTCAGCCGATAGAAGAGGTTCTAGAAGAGGTTGTCGAAGAAGTTGAAAAACAATATAAAAAAGTTGTGAAAAGAATTGATGAGATGCATGCAGCTAAGATGTTGGAGAAATTCATTTCTGGGCTGAAAAGTTAATTTATTATAAATAAATAATACTTTTTGCAATTAATTTTATGATTTACTAAAAAGGAGAATCACAATGGCAGAAAAAGAAAATATGTCAGATGCTTCTGCAGAACTTGATCCCAAGGAGAAAGTAATGGCTGAAGAAGCACAAGAACTCGAAACCGAAACGGTATCTGAAACCGAAGAAGAGATTGTAGAGGAAGTTATTGAAGTTGAAGCTTCTGTTTCTTCTCTGTTCGAAGGTGAAGAGTTTTCTGAAGAGTTTAAAAATAAGGTAACAGTTGTTTTTGAAGCAGCTGTCAATGAGCAAGTAGAGAAGAAAGTTGCTGCTTTAACTGAAAGCACTACTGAAACTCTTGAAACTAACATGCAAGCTGAGCTTGAAGAGCAAGTAGAAGCGATCGTTGAGAATCTTGATAAGTATCTCGACTATGTCGTTGAACAGTGGATGGAAGAGAACGAAATTGCTGTTGAAACCGGTATCAAGGTTGAAATGGCAGAGTCTTTCATGGCAGGCCTACAAGATCTTTTCGAATCACACAACGTAGAAATTGATGAGGAAACTCATGATGTCGTTGCTGGTTTGGAGCAAGAAATTGAAGGTCTGAAAGAGTCTTCAAACGAACTTGTAAATGCTAACATCGAGCTTCAATCTAAGGTCGACGAATATCATGCTGAAAAGGCTTTTGATGTTGTCGTTGAAGGATTGACTGATATCGAAGTTGAGCGTTTTAAGGTACTTGCTGGAAACCTTAATAAGAAGGATCTTGAGGAATACACTGAAAACCTTAAGACCATCAAAGAATCTTTCTTTGCAGACGCTCCTGCACAGACTGATGTCCATGGTGATGAAGAAGAAATTATTACTGAAGAGAGTGATGCTCCGGCAAAACCCGCTTCTGAATATACTTCTGTGAACGCTCTTGTCGAGGCACTCAACGCAAGAAAAAACAAACAATAAGTGATGATAAAATTAGGTTTTTATAAATAATTTTCATAGTAACATTTTGTAAACAAATTAACAAGGAGATAGATACATGTCAAACTATCAAAAACTTGTGGAAAAGTGGGGCCCAATCCTAGAGCACGAATCTTTTTCACCGATCGCAGACTCACATCGTAAGTCCGTGACCGCTACTATTCTTGAGAATACGGAGCGTGCATTGGCTGAAACTGGTGATCTTTCTGCAAACATGACGTCTTTACTGTCAGAAGCTGCACCTAACATGAATACAGATCCAGCTGCTACTGGTAATCCTGGCTTCAGTTCAACTGGTGCTTCACCCGTTGCTGGTTATGATCCTGTATTGATTTCATTAGTACGACGCGCAATGCCTAACATGATGGCTTATGACATCTGTGGTGTTCAACCTATGACTGGTCCTACTGGTCTTATCTTTGCAATGCGTTCAATCTACGGCGCACCTAATTCAGCTTCTGAGGCTGGATATGATGAAGCTGATGGAGATTTCTCAGGTTTAGCTGGCCAACAGGCTGCTACAACTGATGGTCTTGCTGGGATCGAGCCTGGTGTAGGTAATACTACGGCAGCTGCAGAAGCTCAGGTTGGCGCTGGTGATATCAACCAAATGTCTTTCTCAATCGAGAAAGTTAGTGTTACTGCCAAGAGCCGTGCTCTGAAAGCAGAATACACCACTGAATTGGCACAAGATCTCAAGGCTGTTCATGGTCTGGACGCTGAATCAGAATTGGCTAACATTCTTCAAGGTGAAATCCTCGCGGAAATCAATCGTGAAGTTGTTCGTACAATTCATAAGGTTGCTAAAATTGGTGCTGCTGGAACTGCTACGACTGGTACATTCGACCTTGACGTCGATGCTAACGGCCGTTGGTCAGTTGAGAAGTTCAAGGGCTTGATGTTCCAAATCGAACAAGAAGCTAACGCAATTGCTAAAGCTACTCGTCGCGGTAAGGGTAATATGGTCATCTGTTCTTCAGATGTTGCTTCTGCTCTTCAAATGGCTGGTATGTTGGATTACACTCCTGCATTGAACGGAAACGCTCTTGCAGTAGATGACACAGGTAACACATTCGCTGGTGTATTGAATGGTCGTTTCCGTGTATACATCGATCCATATGCTGGTGCTAATTACATGGTTGTTGGTTATAAGGGTTCATCTGCATTTGATGCTGGTGTTTTCTATTGCCCATATGTTCCTCTCCAAATGGTACGTGCCATTGGTGAGAACAGCTTCCAACCAAAAATTGGCTTCAAGACTCGTTACGGAATGGTTGCTAACCCCTTCGCTGGTGGTTCTGCAGTCGGTAATGGTGCTCTCACTGATGAAAGCAACGTTTACTACCGTAAAGTGGCTATTGCCAACTTGTTCTAAGATTAGAATAAGAAGACAAGCAAAACTTGTC